CGGTTGTGAGCATGTGGCAGAACAACATGGTCGCGCTGAGGGCCGAGCGGTACATCAACTGGGCCCGCCGCCGCCATGATGCAGTCTATTACCTGACCGCATGCAACTATCACCAGTAGTCCGGTGAAGTGGCACCGTAGTTTCGTTGGGCGGAGTTCTCTTGTCTGGGACTCCGCCCTTGTCTGCAGGGGGCATCAAATGAAAGTTAAAGCACTCAGGTCGTTCTATTGCGACGGCGCCCACAATGCCGGCGACGTCTACGAGGCGCAGGCGGATCACGTCCAGCTGCTGCTGTGCGCGAAATGCATCGAACTCATTATCGAACCGGTGCCGCCTCCCGTCAAAGCGCCTCCCGCCGTAACGCCGCCACCGAAACCGAAGCCGCGTGCGGAGGTCGACTGGTCAACCCGGTACAAACGCCGAGACATGAAGGCTGAAGAATGAGATTGCCGAAATTCCTGACCAAGTTCATGAGTACGCTCACGCGCGTAAGCAGCTCGTGGGCGTGGCCGTGGATCGTTCGGGAATCGACCACCGGCGCATGGCAGACCAACGTCACGACGGACGCCAACGAGACGCTTCTGACTTTCAGCACGATCTACTCGTGCGTGACCGGAATCGCCTCGGACGTCGCGAAGATGCGCATCAAGCTTGATCGGGATGAAAACGGGATATGGGTGGAGGTCACCTCCGGTTCGCCCTGGTTGCCCGTGCTTCGAAAACCAAACCATTTCCAGAACCGGATCCGCTTTCTGGAATCATGGATCGTCAGCAAGCTGCTAAACGGGAATGCATATGTCCTGAAACAGAGGGACAACCGAAGAATCGTGACTTCGCTCTACGTCCTGGACCCGACTCGAGTCGTAGTCCTCGTGGCCGAGGACGGAGGCGTGTACTACCAACTCCGGCAGGATTATCTCTCACAGCAGGATAAGGACCAGGTGGTCGTCCCGGCCGCGGAGATTATCCACGACATGATGTGTCCGCTATGGCACCCGCTGATCGGCGTGTCGCCGCTCTATGCCTGCGCCTTGAGCGGGACCATGGGCAACAAGATCATGAACGCCTCGACGGGATTCTTCACGAATCGCTCGATGCCGGGAGGGGTCCTGACGGCGCCCGGGGCGATAAGCAACGATACGGCCGCGCGACTCAAGGCCGCCTTCGAGGCCAATTTCAGCGGGGCCAATAGCGGCAGACTCGCCGTCCTGGGCGATGGCCTGAAGTTCGAAGCGATGCAACTGACGGCCGAGCAGAGCCAACTCGCGGAGCAGTTGAAATGGACGACGTCGGATATCGCGCGCGCCTTCCACTATCCTGAGTTCAAGCTGGGGGCCGCTCTCCCGCCCTACGCCGGGAATGTAGAAGCATTGATAACGGACTACTACACCGCCTGCTTGCAAATTCTCGTCGAGTCTCTGGAGTTGTGCCTCGACGAAGGGCTTGAACTGCCGCGCGACATGGGAACGGAACTGGACCTGGACGGCCTCATGCGGATGGATACGCTCGGACTGTACGATGCGAACACCAAGGCGGTCGGCGGCGGGTGGATGGCACCCAATGAGGCGCGATACAAGGCGAATTTCATTCCGGTGTCGGGCGGCGAATCACCCATGATTCAGCAGCAGAACTATAGCCTCGCGGCTCTCGCAAAACGAGACGCGCGGGCGGATCCGTTTGCGGTAGGGAAGCCACCCGCGCCTCCGCCTACCGAGCCAGCACCACCCGCCCCTGCCCCGCCAAAGACCCTCGACCCGGAGGATGAGGAACTTCTCGGCTATGCCCTGGCGCGAAAGGAGTTGATCGCGTGACGGATATCGACGATCGGGCCGTAGTGAAAGGTGTCATCAGGGCAATCAAAGAGCATATTGCGGAGGTGGTGGCGGGTATCTCCTACCGCCTCGACGATCTTGATCGCCGGTTGAGGGCCATTCCGGAGCCGTTGAGAGGCGAGAGGGGTGATCCGGGAGAGCGCGGCGGCGAGGGGCCGCCAGGCCGGTGTGGAATTGACGGGCTGCCTGGTCCCAAAGGCGATTCAGGAGAGTCGATCAAAGGAGATAAGGGTGATGCAGGGGATCGAGGTCCAGAAGGTCCCCAGGGTCGCGACGGTTCCGATGGAGGCATTGGACCCAAGGGAGACCCCGGCGAGTCGATCAAAGGAGAGAGGGGCGACCCCGGCGAACCTGGCCCAGAAGGGCCACCCGGGAGAGACGGTAAAGAAGGGGTCCCGGGCCCGAAGGGAGATCCGGGGGAGTCGATCAGAGGAGAACGCGGCGAGAAGGGTGAGCCAGGCGAGACGATTATCGGTCCTGCCGGGCCGATTGGCGAAAAAGGTGAGACAATCACCGGCCCTCCCGGCAAGGACGGCGCGCCCGGCCGAGACGCATTGCAGATCGACATTCTCTCCACGGTGGACCTCTCCCGAGCCTATCCTCGCGGCACTTATGCCCGATATGACGGCGGCATTATTCGATCCTTCAAAGACAGCATCGCGGGTGAGGAACTTGAACGCAGCTGGGAGGTAGTGCTGGCCGGCGTCGCCGAGATCGAGGTCTTCCAGGATCCGGATGATCCGCGGATCTTTGGCGTAAGGACGAGGCTGACAGGAAAGAAGGTAAAGGCCGAGGACGTCAACCTGATCAGGATTCCGGTCATGCTCTATCGAGGCATCTGGAAACCGGAGGGCGAGTATGGTCGCGGCGACGTGGTCACCTATGGCGGCTCGACGTGGCACTGCCTAACGGATGGGGCGAAACTCATGCCCAGTGAGAATGGATCCAAGGATCCGCAGTGGCGCCTGATCGTAAAAGAGGGGCGCCGCGGCAAGGATGGCACCGAGGGCAAACAAGGACCGCCCGGCAAAGACGGGAAGGACGGCAGGGATCTCACGCAGTTATCGTTTGACGGGAGCAAGCATTGATCTACCTCGTGGATCTCGATGAAGCAAAGGTCCGATTGAGGCTCGACGATCAGGACGATCGGTTCGACGATGAGGTAATGGCCTTGATCGGCCAAGCCTCGGCTATCGTTCTGGACTACTGCAATACGATCACCGTCCCTGACGACCTGTCGCCGGCGCCGAACGGGATCGATCAAATCGGCCTCGACATACCGGAGCGCGAAGTGATCCGCGCGGGCGTATTCCGCGTCTTGTGCAACCTGTTCGAGAATCGTGAGGAGGGGGATGTCCTCTCCGAGGCCACGAAGGCGATGCTACACCGATTCAGGGATCCGGTCCTTGCCTGAAGAATTGGTCTCCTGCGTAATGCCGACTCGCGGACGGCGCGACATGGCTGCAGCGGCCCTTGACTGCTGGCTGAAGCAAGACTGGCCGAACAAGGAACTGATCGTGGTGGATGACGAGGATTGCCGGGCTTTCCCAAACGGCCTGGATATGGAGAACGTGCATTATTCCCTGATCAAGCCTGGTATCACTCTCGGGGCGAAGCGCAACCTCGTATGCTCGTTGACCCATGGGGACACAATCGTTCATTTCGATTCCGATGATTTCTCGACTCCTGATCGTATTACTTATCAAGTCAGCCTGCTTCAGTCCTCGCCCAAGATGATCACCGGATTTGGCACACTGCTTTTCTGGGACGTGCTGAAGCAGCAGGCGAAGCGGTATAAGCCGACGATCAATAACTATATCTGCGGGACATCGTTCTGCTACCGGAAAGCGTTCTGGCACGCAAATCAGTTCAAGGACAAACAGGTCGCCACGGACAACGGCATGATCTATCCGATGATGTCTCACGTTTTGCCGTCGCCTGAGACTCGGTACATTGTGGCGCGGATTCATTCGGATCACACCTCGGCCAAGAACGGGGTTAAGGATATCGTGTCAAGGGATCTGATCCCGGCCGAATTCTGGGAGAATGAGAAGTTGAGGTTATCACTCTCATGATCGGGGTATTGGTCACAACCCATAATCGGCCCGAGGCGCTCAAACGGTCACTGCCGCAGATTGCCATACTCGGCGCGTCGGTATTGGTGGTGGACGATGGAAGTTTAAATGAATCGGCCCAGGCGAATCGCGACATCTGCCGGGAGTGCGATTGTCATTTCATCCATCTCCCATGCAATCGGGGCTTGGCCGCGGCACTTAATACGGGACTGGTTTATTGGCTGGCGGATAAGAACGTAACGGCGATCTCCTATCATCAGGACGATACCGACACGCATCCGAAGGCATTGGAAATTCTGTCTCGGCTTCGGCAGTACGGCCCGGTCCTGACTGGGCATGACGGTGCGGCACACAGGAGTAGTTCGAACGCGGTTCTTGAAGGGATCGCCATCAAATTCAAGGAAACCTTTGCGGCCG